TAGGACGTGTGGGTTTCCGCAAATCTGCGAAAGCACGCACGGCCTCTTGCTGTGCTGCACCTCTGGGGTCTTTCCAATACTTGCCAAGATCGAACTGGCGAATAGCACTGGGGTTGTACCCTGTTGGTGTTGGCACAGCTGCCTGTTTCATCCAGCGATAATGCTCTGCAGCCGTCTCATGGTCTGCAATGCGTTTCTCTAGCATTAACTTTTCAACTGCTGGTATCTCGTCTTCAGACACCAAACCCTTTTTGACCATGCCATGCCTGATCTTTTCTAGGTTTTCTACTGCTTCTTTCTGCTGCAACTTAGCCCTAATAGCATCGTTTTCCGCACGCATTTGTTGAAGAGCAGAGTTGGTGTGGTCCTCAATTTCGAGTTCTGGCACATTCAAGCCAGGACGAATCTTTTTCGTCAACCGCAATATATCCTTGCGTGTTTCTGGCGTGTCAGCGAGTTGCTGCATGAGGCCAGCCAACTCGTCTCGTTGTTCAAGTGACAGATTTTCTAAAGACATTTTGTTACCCTCTTACCGTGTTAGATTACTTTTTTGCCGTCAGCTGGTTTCTCAACTTTCATGCCTTGAAAACCAGCTTTTGTTGCGCCAGACAAGCCACCGAGTTGAGAATAACGAGGCGTGTTAATCACGACACCGTTCTTTTGATTGTTGTCTGTGGGTCTACGGGGAGTAGACGAACCTCTGGGTTTGAATAAGTCCATGATCGCTCCTTACATTGGGGGGGGCATACCACCGCCTGGGGGAGGTGGGGGGGGTGGAGGCATTCCACCACCAGGAGGAGGTGTCATACCAGGAAGGGGTGCAGCTGCTAGTGACTTACTCTCTGGAGTAGCACCGCCAGCTTGAGGTAGAGACTGTAGCATCTGAATAATTTCAGACTGCTGCAGCTCGTTTGTTTTGTTTTTGCGTGGACCAAGCACTTTGTTCAGCGTAGAGATGGCTGCCAATATGGACTTGCCTTCTTCTGAGTCTGAACCGATAGAGGCCAAGGACTGCTCTAGCAAGTCTTGCGCCATCCCAAGGTTGATCATGGCTGCCTGTTTAGAACCCATCTTAGGTTCTGGGGTAGACATAGGCGAACCCATAGGAGGAGTTTCTGCATCAGGCGGGGCTGAACCCATACCAGCGGATGTAGGCAGTACAGGCGGGAGCGCACCAGCGGATTTAGGTCCACCCATTAACTCCATCAATTTGTCTTGCGGAACACTCATTTATTTCTCCTTGCCCTAGTTTGTAACCACTTACAAACTTTCTGTCAAGTATGGGTGGGAGGTATTTAGCGACATACCCCCCAATGTCGGTTCGTTTCAGAGGTTACCCTCCAAAATTACTTACGCTTATGTTTACGAGCTTTACGCATGGCAATCTCCTGAACAAGCGGTTTCTCGATAAGGGGAGAAACCATACCCTCTTCCTTTGCAAAGAAGTCTTTACCGTCTAGTCTTACGACCACGTTTGTGTGCTTTATACATACTAATCCCCTGTTAAGTTCTGGCGTAAGACCGTTGTGTCCTACCACCAGATGAGTTTTTAACACCAGTCTGACGGTATGTCAAACCAGGTCCTGACGATTCCCGTTTCAGAGTATCAGAGCTGACTCTGGGTTGATCTGCACGGGGTTGAGTTTGTGGTCCACCCACATTCTTTGTTGCCATGATTAACCTACCTTTTTGAGTTCAGGTTTCTCTTTATGAGATGGAGGAGCTGGGGGTTGCCCAGCTTGCTTTGCCTCCATGCGCTTGAGACGAGACTTCAATTCTTCTTTCATGGGTGGTTCGATCAAGTCCAACAAGGACTCTTTGTCGATCACTCCAGCCTTGAAGAGGTTGAAAGCCATCTGTCTGTTGTCTTCCATGAAGATGGGGGAGTTGCTGTGAGCATCCACTTTCACTGTAAAGTTACTGGTGAACTGCTCTGCAATAAACGTGTGGCCTTGCGTGTCTTTGAACCTTGTATCGTCATAAAGCTGCATACATTTGAGGTATAGAGTTGCCAATTTCTCTAGACTGTCCTCAATAACTAATGCCCGCTTTTTCGTTCTAGAAGAACCTAGACGAGCCAGTTGACTTGCATGACCCGCTGACCTCACCCCAGCTTCACCCTTGCCTGAAAGGACGTTACCAATACCGCTGGCCTCCTCAAACATAGCATCTACTTCTTTAATTTCTGTAAATAGATCAGGTGGCATATTTGGGGCCATCTTCTCTACTTTTGCATTGGGCATATCTGTAGAGAGTAAGCCACCCGCACGATTCAGCGCAAAGTTCTTTTCGTCCAGAATGCCTGTAAATCCAATCAAGGCCGTGGGTGGGCTGACCTGTTTGGACAACAAATCAAGAATCTCGCTCATGCGTCTGTTACGCAGCTGCTGCAAGTACACCAGGCGCTGCACCTCAGACGCACCCCAGTAGTAATCGTAGAGCGGGTTGGGGCACAGCTGGACAAACGGGAGTTCACCCTTCATGAACAGGGACTCGCCTGGACGATCATAGATGATCACGTCAGGGTCTGCCTTTGTGACCACACGGTAGTCCGCTAGTTCATCATCCCATATCCACAACTCGGTCATCTCGACCGTATCTTCTGACACCTCGGCTTTGTATCTGTTGCCACCTGACAAGTCTAGGTTCACGTTACCGTACATGGTAGGGTTAGACTGGGAGAGAATTATCCTCTCTAGGCCACTGGCAATTTCTGTCCGCTCGTGTGGCATAGAGCCAACACGGTTTACAATTTCTTCCCGTCTGGGGTGCGAGTAAAGGCGTGCGTACAACTCAGACTTGGTGATGTAGTATTTTTGGATCAACGCCTCTTGTCGGTCAGTGTAGGTGATGTCTTCACGCAACACGCCAACGCTGCCTGGTTCAACCATGTACGGGTGAATCCCGTTGTTCATGATCAACTTGACGTAACTTGTACCGTAGACCAGTGACCAGGTAGTGGCAGTAGAGAACACCTGGTCAGCGTTAGAGTTGAGCCACTCGTCATTGAGTGCCTTGGTGAGCACTGGGACTTTCTGGTGTTCGTTCTCAGGAATAGACGCACCCAAGTTGATGCTGAACCTGGTGGTTTCTGCTGAGTAGAGAAACGAGGTTAACTGGTCTAAGTGCGGAAAGATTTTGTTGTAGAGGGCTGGGGCTTCATCAGGCCCGTTGCCAAACAAGTACCAGTTTCTCAGAGATGCGTAGTCAACCTTGCGAGAGCCTATAGAGACTTCACATTTGTAGATGACGTCCTTAAAGAACTCATCACGATCTAGCGCATTCTTGGGTATCTTCATGTTTGTACTTTCAGACCCTCGTGATCAACCATTGTCCCAGCACCCGCCTTGGGTGGTGTGAATTGTCCTATATCTCGGGGCATAATGGAAACAGATTCGTCTTTTACGGCCTTAAATTGCCCGCCCATCACAGATTTAAGGTTGATATTACCACCATTGCCCCACATAACGCTATCCCCAGGGCGTGGTTCTTTCTTTTGTTCTGCCATGCGCTTGTTGTTAACCTCCATAGCCTCTGTAGCCTGGGCAAACTCCTTGTCTGACAGCTTATTCTTGCGTTTTAGGTAGCCAGACTGGTGTTCACCCGCTCTGGTGGACTTAATATCGGTCATATCAAAGTCCATAGCCAGCTGTTGGAGGTTTTTGTCTGTTTTTGTAGTCTTGGAAGACTTTATAGCCACTGGTTGAAGAAAAACCACAGATAAAGCGGCATTGCAGCCTTTTATTGGGCATTTGGCCTCTCTAGACTCAAATACACCGTGCGATTCGCAAAAATAGTCCTTTAAAACACCCATATCACCCCCTTTTTGACAAAATATCGTTGAAATTACTGTAATCGTGCCTGTTTACAGACCCTAATTTGATCTTTGCTGCCCCGCTTGACAGGTCAATCTTGAGCTGGGACACCATAGGAACAACTGGTTCTTTCCTAAAATCCACATATCTGTGCCCAGAATACTTACGCATGACCTTCACTCTACCCGTTTTCCAGATCGCATAAGCCCTGTTTACCCGCTTTTGGGTGTACTCGGTCAGCGGTCTAGTCTCTCTGACAAACACTTCTTCCATGTGCAGCTTGGATAAACCCGCCAATTCACCAAATAGTTCAATAGAAATGCCCCTGTCTTTGTCTTTAAAGAACAGTTTTATCTCTTTCATGAGCTGTTGTTTGCTAAGAGCGTGCGTCTTTTCCACCGTAGACTCCGATCATCTTCAAGTAGTTGGAGACATTCTTGCCAACTGCAAGCTGCTCTGGCGTGTACTCGTCTTGTTTCAAGGACATCTCTTTGGACAGACGCATACCAATCAGTCTTGGCTGTACTTGTTCTGCCCAGGCAATCGTTGCTAGAGCAGCTGCTATTACTCGGTCATCCTTGCCACGGCCTGGTGCACCAATAAACCCGTTCTCTCGCACAATGCCCTTCATCTCTTCTAGCGTGTCCATGCTGAAGATTCCCATCATGCCCCGCTCAAAGTAATCTTTCATGTAGGACAGCATCCGCTCTTTAGAACTGGAGCTGGTCACAAACCCGATGGAGGAGGATAGTCCTCCCATGTTGTCCATGCGTCTCCAGATGTAGTTGGACATACTGCCGAGCACGTCCATCAAGCCTCGGCCTGTGTCACCCGTCATGGCTGCTGCCAGGCGTTTGAGGTTTCTAAGTTCGTTGATCACTGCCTGACCTGGACCGTTCACCTCTAGGTTGAGCGTACTATTCTTATAGGCCCCCGCCAGATGAGCAATAACCCATGCGAATTGGTAGGTGTTGAGTTCTGATGTTGCAAACTCTGCCACTTGATCAAGACCATCCGCATAAACTCGAAACACCTGAATGCAGAATCTATCGGCCCAGTCTGATGACCCGTAGGCTGGATCAGCACCAATGACGTAGTAGGCTGAGTCAACTGGTTGCTGCCATATTCTAAGGGAAGCGAGACGATCTGTTGATTGAAGGCACTCTGTATCTTGGAAGAGTTGCCCAAATGCGTATCTGTAACACTCATAGTCCAACCCCTTTGCATACTTAGCTGCGTCTGTGCAGCGACTGTTAGAAAAGAAACTCGTGCCAGTCATGACAAACGCATAGTCCTCGGTAGGCGGGAACTCCTGGTACATGAGGGTCTCGTCCTTAATCCCCTCTGCCATCTTCCACCTCCACCAGGCCATCTGTCTGCTGTTGACCTCCACCCCGTACAACTTTTTGATTTCCCTGACCCACTCTTTTTCATCAGACTTGAGTTTGCCATCCCAATACACTTTGTACTCTTTGCTCTCAGCGTCAACGCTGTAGTATTCGTTTCTCCACCAGCCACAGAAGATCGCACGCTGGGTGCGTGCCTTCTTAGCCGTCTTGTACATATCGTGGAACATATTGAACCCTTGAGCTGTGGATTCAAAAAGATATAGACGTTCTGGGTTCTTCTCTGCGAGTGAGGCAATGAGAGAGGCTAGTCCCTCTTCATTTCCCCAAGAGGCCGTTTCTGTCCCGTGTAGGTAAGTAATAGCCTTGCCTTGCCCCAGCCGAGACTTATTTCCAGCGATTTGGTAAAAAATCCTTGAACGATTTTTAAGTACCATCTGGTTTCTATTGTGGGCCACCAGAGGAATTTTGTATTCTTTAGGGAGACCCTCGATGTACATTCCCAGAGTAGAGCGGAACATATCCCTGTTCTCTTCTGTATCTGCGACCAGAGTGCCTTGCCAGCCAGGATGGGTAAATTGCCAATAGAGATCAAGAGCCAGGCTAACAGTAGTAATCCCCAGCTGCCGACCTTTAAGAATAACGAAAAAATGGACATCTTCTTTTAACCCTTTATCAATTTCACCCATCACATAGGACTGCGTACCCAACAGCTTACCCATCTTCTTGAGACCCTCTTCCTTGGTCTCGATCTTGAGTTCAGCGCAGAACTTGTAGAACTGCTGGAGATTAAAGTTCATAGAGGCGTTCTAGATGGGGTCATGTTGGTGTGCTTGAACTCACCGCTACGAATGCCCTTGCAAAGGTTGTGAAAGAGCATAGCGTTGTCAGGCATTCTGCCCTGATACAAATGCAACACGCCCCCCTCAAAATGCGTCCCAATGCCATACTTGCCGTAGGTATGTAAGTCCCACGCCCCACCTTCTGGTTCTCTCATGTAGTGGGTTGGATAGAGGGTCTTGTATTTAACCTTGTAGATTTCTGCAGCATAGCTTACGTTCTCTGCCACGTCACACGTTTCGTTCTCGCAGAAACTAGGCCGTCCCATATCATCCCAAATGTCTCGGCTGATGGCTAGAAAGGCGGGGGCTGCATAGATATGTGAATAGGGTGCTATGTGATTACTGACCTGGGCAATCCCCACCATGCTCTTGTTGTGTAGTGCAAACCCTATAGCCTTGTCCACAATCTCTTTGTTGGTGGGCACACAGTCAATGTCCAGAAACAACTTGGCCTCTGCAATAGAAGACATCATGATGTTGTCCATCCACAGGCCATGCGGTATCTCTTGCTCTGTGTAGTTGACCACTAACCCCAAATGCTCACAGGTTTCTTTGTGAGCGTTGACAATCTTCTTGTCCACATTAGGCCAATAAAGGCAATGGATTTGGGGCTGCATCATTTGTAAATCATCCTGGCTAGTTTATAAATCTCTATTGTCTTGTCTGTGACCATGATTGTCTGGCTGTCTCTGGGAGGCATCTCCCCCAAGTCCTTGTAATGCTGCACAACCCTCGTGATGTAATTAAGGGTTGGTTTTAATGACCTTGCTATCCTCACATTATGAGCCTTGACGTTTGCCCACATATGACGGTCTCCGATAGCTGAGTCTGCTTGACTCTTAAACATCCAATTGCGTGCCAGGTGTATGGCAGCTTTCCCAAACAAGTAGCAGTTGGTATCGTTGAAGTTATACCCGTCTGACTCCTGGTCTACCGCCAGAAACCGCCCATCTTCTCTGTAGAGGTTTCTAGGACAAGTCACCAAGTCCACGTTGGCCTCGTTCATGACCCCCGCCATTGTCTCCAGGTGATTGGGTTCAAACCAGCAGTCAGCATCCAGAAAGGCAATGGCATCATAGTTGAGCGCATTTGCTACAGCTGCCCCCACGCCTCTGGGGGTGTCCCCAAAATCCCCGCAATTGGGAATCTCTAGGTGCGTCAGCCTAGAACTGCTCTTGATGTGTTCATTAGGATACCCGTCTGCCACCATAAAGTGATGCACGTTCTTGTAAGTCTGCTTTGCCACGCTGTTCATGCAGCTGGTCAGCAACCCCAAGGGTTCTCTGTAGTAAGGCGTTATTACTGCAATTTTCATTTAGGCTTTCCCATTCTCTCGTCATCCCACCTGGCAATCTCTAGTCGCACTTCTTTGTTCTTGGCACAGTTGATCAGCTCTTTGTAAAACAACTCTGAATATGTTTCACGCCACTCTTTTGCCAGCTTTCTCTTACTCGGTTTACTAATGCAAGCGAGGGCACGTTGCATCTCCTTCCTGAGTTTCACACGAGATGCGTACAACTGCTGTTGCATATCCTTCTGCAAATCCATACCCATATGCCTCTGCTACCAGTTTATTCTTCTCTCTCTGCACCTGGACAAGACTCTCCCACAGCACACGACATCTGTGCCGCAGTTCGTCCTCTTCTTCCCAGAGCAGATTACCCACTAGGCCACCCTCCAGACGTGCAACGTACTCCCGTTGCTCTTACAGGTGAACTTGTACCCCAGCCTCTTCCCAGCCCTGTAGTTGGCGTTGTAAACCTTGTCCCGATACTCCACGGGAACAGCAAACGAATCCCCCACGTCCATCTCCTCATAAGGGTAATCAAAGATTACTTTTGGACTAGGCATCTCTACACCTTTTACTATCTCTATTCTTTGCATACTCTACACCTCGTCAGA